CCGGCGCTGTTCACTCCGGAGAGCGTAACCAGGCCGCGCACTCCGGCGACCGTTCCGCCAGAGATAGCCGCATGGCTGGCCGTGATCGCTCCGTGAACCTGCCGCACTGTTCCCAAAGCGGCCGTCGAGATGGTTTTTGCTGTGACCAGAGGCAGAAGAGCCCGCGCGAGTGTCCATTGGTCCGGGGCGATACACTTGGCCGCCTCAGTCCCCGTTTGAATTTCAGCAGACGAGGCAAACGTTGTTTCCCCGCCGGTTAGTCCGGTGATGGTCGCCCCCCCTGCGACGGTAACGGTTGCAGTCGCGAGAATGGATAAGATGTCCCCAATTACCCAGGTCTTGCCGCCCGGGAGTATTCGGTTTTTAGTTACTGCTGTTACTACCATAGCATTTACTCCTTGTTTCTTTTCATGGGCGGACGAATCGGGTGTTCTATACCCGAATCATCCGCCCCTGCAGGTTACGTTGTAACGCTTACAGCGTGATGTGCAGCAGATCAAAGGCGTCTGCGTCCATCACCTTGCAATCGGCGCGCAGGATACCGCGCACTTCGGTGTTGTTGTAGCGCCAGGCATCGCCGCCGATGTTGGTGGCGCTCAGTTCGTACGGCATCCGGCGGAAGAAGGTCAGGAACTCCCGCCCGTCACCAATACCAATATAGATCTTGGTATTGGTGTCGGTGTTGGCCCACTGCGCATCCGGCACAACCACCAGCGAGCGCCCCTTCACGCGAAAGGCGGTCGCCTGGCTGGGATCGGGCTGCAAGAGCGGGCGGCCCATACCGTCATCTAGCTGATCCAGCAGGTCCAGCCCGTACTGATTGACGTAGATCTTGGCCACGACGCTGATCGCCGGATTCAGGGTCTTATTGAGCGAGGTCTTGATCTTCGCCAGCACGGTCGTGGGGTCGGTAACGTCAGTATGAGAGTGGGCCTGCATCAGGGCGACGATCAGGCTGTTGTTGGTCAGCGCGGCCTTTTTGGCGAGCCAGCGCCCCAGGTAAGCCATGATGCTGGCCGGAGCATCTGACAGCAAATTGGTCACGATCGGGATGTATCCCGCATACTCAACGATGGTGTAGGTCACCTTCGAGAACTCCGGATCAGCGGCCTCGGTTATCGCTTGATTCTCGGTGTGCGCTGCAAACGGCGCCGCCGGACCGGCTTGCTCGATAGCCCGCCAGCCAGAATAGGCCGTCACGTCCTCGACGTTGACATAGGCAGGATCGGCGAGGTTGATGAACGCGCGCATCAGCTCGCGGATCACGTTATCGAAATCGATCGGCAGCAGGTTCCCGCCCTCGTGGCCGGAATCGCCGGTCTCGGTCAAGGCGTTGAGCAGCAGCCCATATTTCTCGGAGCTGTACTTACCCGACAAGATCTCCTTGGGGGTAACGCCATTCCGAAGGGCATCGAAAAACACCCGCTTATATTCCGGGCTGGCGCGCAGCTCGGCGATCGCTTTTGGCTCTTTATCCCCGCCCATCGGCACGAAGCGCGAAGCGGGATCTCCGTCGCCCTGGGTGGCAGCCAGCATCGAGAGATAGAGCTGGTTGGCCTGGGTGGCGTTGACTTTGGCCTGGTCGAGAGACTCCTTCAGCTTCAGGGCTTCGTCGTTCTGGTTCTTTTCGAACAGGTCGTTGATTTGCGCGGCAATCACTTGAACCCGCGCTTCTGCCTCATTGGCAGCATCGTAAAAACGTTTCAGGTTCATTCTGTGCTCCTTTTTTTGCACAAGAGTCGAGATTCAGCGCGGAGTTTAGCCGCTTGCTGATTGTTTTGAACCGGCTGGGGGGCGTCCCCAACCCGGGCTAACGCAGCCAGGGCAGCCGGAACATTCCGATAGTTTTTGATGGCATTCACCATCGCCGTCTGTTGGGCCGAGTCCGTTGGGGCAGACCCATGGGCCTGCCCATTTGGAACGGCGATCACCTCATCCGCAAAGCCAAGATCCACCGCCTCGCGGGCGTTCATCCAGGTCTCGTTGACCATCATCTTCGCCAGGCGATCCCGGCTGATCCCGGTGCGCGCTTCATAGACATCCACCAGGCCGCCCTTGGCCGATTTAAGCTCCTCGAGCAGGCGGCTCATATCTTCGATGTTGAGCGCAGCCAGGAAGAATATGACCATCGGATCGTGGATCATGAAAAATGACGTATCCTGCATCTGGATCACGTTGCCAGCCAGGGCCACCACGGTGGCAGCCGAGGCCGCCAGTCCATCGATGCGCACGGTCTTTCGGCCTGGATAGTCGATCAGGGTGCTGCGGATCACACTGGCCGCGATCATGTCGCCGCCGCCCGAATTCATGCGGATCGTGATCGGTCCGCCGTTGCCGAAACGATATAAATCGGCCTTGAATTTCTTGGGGGTGATGTCATCGTCGAACCAGGAATATTCGGAGATGTAGCCATAGAACTCCAGCTCCGGCTCGGCGGCCTCGCCCGTCTCTCCTGCGGCGCCCTGATCGGTCGCATTGCTCCAGCGCCAGAATGGTTCGTGGGGTTTGGCTGAGCCTTCGAAGCAGCGGATGGGTTGTTTAGGTTCCATTGGGACCTCCTATAACGGTCATATTTGATTTTCGAAACAGAGTTATAATAGGTGGCGAAAAGTGTGCGGCCGCAAACGTGCCGTATGGACGGAGGCCCTTTCGAGGGCACAGGCTGCCCCCCCTAACCACGGGGGCTTTTCGTTGATCGCCCCGTGGTTTTGAGGGGAGGGTCTTGCCTGCGAAGAACAACCGTGATAAAATAACCGCATCTAGGGATGTAAGGCGGTTTTTTATTTGCCCGTAAAACGCCGGTATTTTCTGGAAATCGCCCATCCCTAGATAAGATAGGCAAAACGGAAGATACCGGCGTTTTGCATCAGCAAATAAGGAGTAAAGTACATGGCTAATAACGTAGTGCAAGTCAAAGTTACGATTCAAGGAACGCGCCCACTTTTCTTTCATAAATTCGGGAAAGAATCTATCCCTCTTGAAAAAGAGGAGAGAACCGGTAAAGCCGGGAACGATCCCGAAGAATGGCGCAAGACGGTTCTGGTTTCCAAAGAAGGCCAGCTTTATCTTGAGCCAACTTATGCTTTTTCCACAATTCGCGGTGGGGCGAAATATGTCCCCAAAGGACGGGGGTCTATTCAGACCAGTGTAGCCGCTACCCTCCAAGTTATGGATAATCGCATTTTGATTGATCGTTGGTTTCCAGGTTTTCCAAATGGGCACGTGATGGATGTAAAAACCATCGAGCCGCCCGACGAAGATTCGGACAATCCGGTTTATCTGGACATACGTGGTGTTGTAAATCCAAGCACCAAGGGCCGGAATGTTCGTTATCGCATCGCCGCCGCGCCCGGCTGGACCTGTTCTTTTACAATCCTGTTTGATAAAACCGTTATCTCTCGCGCCGAAATGGAAAGTGCCGTGATCAATGCCGGAAAGCTGGTCGGTATTGGCAATGCTCGTGCCATTGGTATGGGCCGTTTTGATCTGATATCTTTTGTAGAACTCGAATAACGAGGCATGGCGGAATGGGGCACGGTGGGGCTGGGCCGGGCAAGGCAAGGCAGGGAAGAGCGAGGCGTGGCCGGGTTGGGTATGGCTAAGCGAGGCAAAGCATGGGCCGTCATTATCCCTATAAACAGGCGTTGTGAGGTTCGGCAGGGCCTGGAGCGGCATGGCAGAGTTCGGTACAGTATGGAGTGGCGTGGATCGGCTAGGTGTGGCGCAGCATGGCAAAGCACGGTGATTTATGCCTAGAAAACGGCAGCCCAGAGAAATCTGGCAAATGACAAGAGAAAAGGTCTGGGAGCGGGATGGTGGTAAATGCATCCATTGCTCCCAGCCGGTTCTCTTGAATAAGTGCCACATAGACCATATCCACTCCGGCAAGTTGGCAGGCAACGAAATGAGCAATCTTAGAACACTTTGTAGAGTTTGCCATGTTCTCAGGATTGACAAACGCCACAGGGGCATGATAGCAAAAGCGCTCGCAGACGGTATCATTCCTCCAAGTTGGAGGGAATTGCTTTGGGATGATTGATATGCTACTAGGCCTGGCGGAGCGGGGTGAGGCCAAGCCAGGTTAGGCATTGCCCGGCGCAGCAAGGTATGGTACGGCGTGGCATGGCAAGGCGAGGTATAGTAAGAGAGATAGACTAATAACCTGTCTCTTTTATTTTTGTACATTCTCACCTCCAACTTCCACCATATTGACTGGGACATAATGCCGATCGCCTCCCACGTAGGCGCTCTGATCGTCGATGGCCCGCGCTTCGTTGGGGGTGAGCTGCCCGCTGAAAATCTTCTTTTCCAGATATCCGGCGCGGGTACTGGCATCGGTGCGCAGGAGCACGTCGCGGTTGAAGCGCAAATAGGTGTCGTTCTGCTCGAGCTCGCTCAGGAATTTGAGTGCGCCAGCCTGCTCCCACTGCACCAGGTACGGATCGAGCGTGGTATTGAGATAATCCAAGTTCTGCTGTTCGTTGGACTGGTAGGATTGCTTACCCTGGTTAAGCTTATAGAGCGGCACGCCAAAAAAGTTGGCGATTTCGGCGTCGTTCGCCAGGATGCTTTCCAGGAACTGCGCATCCACCGGGCTCATGGTGATCTGCTCGAATTTCGTGGTCTTGTTATCCAGGATCGCCAGGCGGTAGGCATTGGAGGATCCGCTCATGGCTTCCTCGTAGGCGGAGCGGACTTTTGCACGCGCTTCCTTATCCAGCTCTCCGGCCATCCACATCAAGCCGCCAGGATTGAGGCCCTGGGCGTAGAACTTGGCCTGGGTTTCGTGGGCGCCCATCTGTCGACCGAGGCTCTCACGGGCATAGGTGATCACGCTGCGACCGGTGATCCCGTCGGTGGAGTTGATTACGATCGAGAACATTTCCACATCCGGGATCCATTCCGGGATACCGGAGGTGAAAGCAACGTGATACCAGAGGTCGCCGTTTTTATCCAGGTATGGCTGTACACTGCTGGTCGGAAGGATGAACATTTCTCGGCGTGCGCCAGGCTGGCGGCGGGGCAGCCAGGCATAGGCAGCGCCGTAGGTCAGCAGCCAGGTCATGAGTGTTTTCTTGAATACGAACGGCGTCATCCAGCGGTTGGGGGTGACTTCGAGCATCCAGGGGGTGTTCTGCAGGCGGGCGTTGGGGCGCAGGCGCTCGATCTGGCCTGGCGAGCGGCTCAGAAACGTTTGCAGCGGCATCTTGGCCAGATCGTCGGACAGGATGTTGATGCAGCGGTACGCGGTGGCCACGTTCTTGCTGGTCTCCGCGGTGACGGCCTGGCCGGAGGAGGATACCGTGGTCAGAGCGCTAACCAGCTCGGGCAGGGTCATCTTTTGGGGCACAGGTGCGAGGGCGGAGAGCAGGCGGGTGATTAGCATTACGCCACCATGTGTGCCCACAATTGCGCCATGGTGTATCCTAGTGCTGTGACGATACCGGCCATCTGCGTGTGCTCGTTTGTCGCGGCACGTAACGCGGTTGCATCTTTACCCAGGCTTTCCAGGTACACAGCGATCCTATCTCGCCTGGCGAGCGCCTGCGCCACGGTCATCCCAACCGCTGTACGCATGGCCGATGGGTAAAACGAGGTCCCGAACGTCTGTACCACTGCCAGCATACCGAGAGTGCTTGCGGGCGCTTTGGCCCATAATTCGGTGTGGAGTGCGATGAGATTGGCAGCTTTTGCGTCTACCTGCCATAGCGAGTATGCGCCGATGTTCACCAGATGATATACAGGCCCATCAATGACCGTCGTCAATGTGACGATCTGCGGCGAGACAAAAACCGTTTTTACAATGTCTGCCCGCTGATCACTTAGTCCCATCGCAGCCAATACCTGAGGCGCGGTGAGAGACAGGTTAGCCATGAGGTTGAG